TTGATAGTCATCATTTTTCATCCCTCCTGACTATAGTTCCGTCTAATTTACGTTTGAATTCGGACTTTTTACCAAAAGGTAACGGCGTCCGAGATACGTTAACTCCAAGGTGACGTGCTTCGCGCCTCTTAGCCTTTGCAATTTTACCCACGTCATCAGTCGTTTTTGTTCTATGGCATTTAATATGGGCCAATTCCCAGTTAGCCTCAATATCTTCCCCGCCCATCGCAAGAGGAATTCTATGCTCCAACTCCCAAGCCTCTCCAACATTTATCTTACCTCCACATATGTGACAGACCCCGTCATGTTTTTGGAACAGGGCTACCCGTTTTTTCGTCGATATTGACGCTCTTTTTACCACGGCAAGTCTGAGTCCAATGCATCCTTGATGGAGGACGGTGGCTTAGGGGAAGGACGTGTCGCGTTAGAAAATGAACCCTTTGCCTCTGGCGGCTTTGCTTCATCACCCATCCGTCCGGATATGAATGTATTTCCGTTCTTGGATGTTTTGTTCCATAACGCAATCTCATAATCCTTGCCTTCAATATGGATTGAACCCCGCCAATCAGGCTGAGTGTCTTTAGTTTTACGGTCGTTGGCGAACAACGTTACGTCGCCATGCTTCTTTTCCCATGCCATTTAATTACTCCATGCATCTACAATGTTGAAACCAAGCATCTTCTCCACCTCATGTAGGAGTTCATACTGGTTTATTTCTGGTATTACTTCTTCCGAAATTACATCCAAGGCATTCTCAAAGAATTTACGGAACTCTTCTTGATCCATAGCGTTAAAACTAATGGATTTCGCAACCCACCAAACTTTATCGTCATGGAACCTTACCTCTTCCACATACCCAAGGCGTATCTTCAACCAAAGTAGTAGTTGCTCAGGCCTACGGTATGTATCGTGGTTCTCACAAATCTTCTGGATCAGCGCCCAGAAGAACCTATGTTGCTTGCTACTACGGGGGCGGCTTATCGTAACGGATAAGTCTTTCCCCGTGGGGAACTCCAACAAAGCACCTTCGTCCGCTAAGGAGCAAGGTTCCAACTTGCTCCCATTGCGGCGGACATAAATGACTTCAGCCATTGCCTTTCAGTTCGTCCCTGCGTGACTTGTAATAGTCTTGCAATTCCTTGCGATGGGTAGGGAGAAGCATTGCGATCTTATCTTTGTTCTCCGTTGCCCAGTCAGATAATTGCTGACCGTCTTCGCACATTTCCATAGCACCCTTGATCACGCCCATCAGATTTTCACTATCTTTCGGAGTAAGGCCGGGTTCCATTTGCTTTGGTGCTGCCTTGCCCTTTACGGGTGTCGTCTCAGCCGCCTGAGCAGCGTTACCGTCATCATCATCTTCACCCGCGACACCTACCAAGCCAAACAAGGCGTAGCGGCGGGCGTAGGTCATTGCGGAACCCATTTCTTGTGGGCGTCCAAAACCACCAACTGGATAATCCGACTCAAGCCATTGTCCACTTTTGTGAACGATACGGGTGTTAAGGATTATTATACTATCCACTACGGACGTGCCTTGAATAAACGCAAGCCCATGCTTTGCGTAGCATTCACGGATCGCGTCCAGCCCGTCAGAAAGGTCCACGTAGCGGGATTTAAAGTGCGGGTTGATCTTGTTCTTAGGCGGGTTCTTCAACGCGCCCTGCGCGGCTGCTAAGGCCGTTGACAGGTGTTCAATGTTTTCACTGGTCTTCATAGTTTTTCCTTTCAGTTTGCTTTTTTATTTGGATTGCTATTCGTTTGGACGGGCCACAGAACACCGTGAGCATTCCCGCCATCTATAGATACTTCCTGAACTTGATCAGGATTCTTCAATTGCTTCAGGATAGCTGGCATCAATTCCGCCAAACGATCCCTTACAAACTCCCCTTCCGGTTCCGCAACCAGTGGGTGCATTTCTATTTGAAACCCATCTGGGTACATCACGATTTTCATTACCTCAACGCCTTCCGACATCAATCATTCTCCCTAAATACTGGTTCCGGCGGATCACCAAAACATTTTTTCTCCCATTCAACCCTTCTTTTTAACCAATCCGTTTCTTCCTGCATAAAAACTGAATAAGATTTTTTTGCAGAAAGCCAAAAGTAACGGGGTACATTTGGGCAAATTTTTTCCAATTCACGTATAGTTTTGGCAAGCCGGATACCATGCTCAATAAGATGGTCCGACCGCCCTCTTTCTCGCTCAATCTCATCGGCGGCCTCATGTGATAACGCGCCTAACTCATAAGCGGGAACATCCAAATCTGTATCAATCCCATGCCCCAACGGTTTCCACCAAAACTGGCAATCAACCAGTCGAAGTTTTTCCACAATATCCATCTCAATCCCCCTTCAGTCTCAACGCACCCCGCTTATCGCGCTTAATGCTGACCCCGTATCCAAACGCTTCTGCCATGTCCTCCTCCATGAGTCCCTTCAAACCAGAAGCGGCTTCGTCGTATAGTTTTTTACCAACTGAGTTTAGTTGCAACTGATTCGCAAAATTTGCCCACGCATTGTTACCCGTCATATCAACGCGGCGCACCGCATCCACCGGAGGCCGCACCGTTATCGTAACTGGCGGTGTGCCACTTTTGACACATTCCCAGAAACGTTGTTCCGCCCCTATGAGGATATCCGCATAAATCGCATCCAGATTTATGTCGTACTTGTCCCACTTATGGTTACCGTAAAACACAGACAGGACGGCTTTCTCTACCCCGCACACAAGCATATTGTGTGTTAGTTGGGGATAGTAGCGGTCCATAATCTCATCGTCCTTAGCGAACGCAGAGACGTGTTTAGCTTCGAAAACAGTGAGGCCGTCATCTGTGAGTCCATCAAGGGTGCATCCCATGAAAGAGTGAGATACACTAACTTTTTGAACGCCGTTATCCGCAACATGACGACCCGTCTGTTTTGTAAACCACTGTATGTTAAAAGGTTCTGTGAAAACCCCCATTTGTACTGGAAGTGCGTCGGACAGATCATCATCTTCCTCTTGCCCCGTTTTAATTTTCCAAAGTTTCAGGAGACGCTCTTCGTCGCCGCCCATGATTGTATTAGCATCAGAGCCGCCCAATAGTTTGGAGCGGAACTCTTTTTGTTCCTTCGTAAGTGCCATGTTTTTGATTCCCGTTGTTAGTGAATGATAGATGCCACTGATTTGATAAATTGTCAACTACTGAATTATAGTTCAACAAATTCTCCGCAAGATAATTCGCAGTAATACATTTCTTCAGTATCACCGCGTCTTTTATCATGCACATCTTTTATGCCCCATTGATCCTTAGTGTCTGTCTTTAAAACAAACGCATGAGTCAATGCTTTATTCACAATGAAATATGCAAAAGCATCAATCCGGTCAGCTTTTACGACTTCATTGACAATCATTGTTTTGAACGGAAAATCTTCCGCACAAGTAAATTCCGTACTTACTCCCTTCACTTCTATAATAAACTCATTACCACGGGCGGTATGACAAATAATGTCACCCTTATCGACGTAGTGCGCTGATTGATGAATGCTTGGTGCCAATTCCATAGAAGGAATAGTTACGCCCAATCCCTTCTCCCGCCAGATATACTCCGCTACTTTAAATACTGCGCGTCGTGAACTTTTAAACCGTTCAGTAAATACCGCCCATTCCCGTTCACTCTGTCTCATGCGGCGCGGCTTTTTGATGGAACTGTATAAATTTTAAAATGATACGGACACCATGACTTACCCGCAACAACTGGATGGCCGCAATATGGTGTTTCCATATTCTTAATTGGCCCAACAATCGCTTTGCATTCAAAGTATCGTAAATCTTCCAATGTTTTATACAGTGGGACGAAATTCTCATCCTTATGCGTCTCAAGAACTTTTATGGGCGGTAAGCGAACTCTCTTTGGTTTGTTAATATTGTAATTAGTCTGTTTTTTCTTTTCCCGCTCCTTGTTAGAAAGAGGGAGATATGGCTTTTCTTTTTGAATGGTTCTTTGCAGTAATTTGATCCCCCGCCTGTGGCATATACCAATGACGGAGTTTTTGTTACGGCCAATTAACTCAAGCGCAATATTCTTTGCGGCAAAGCCTTTGGATGCTAAATCCGAAACAAGTTTAAGTTCTTCCCAAGTCCAAGGTTTTGAAGTTTCAACCATTTTAAATTTCCCCGTTGTTGATGCTTGACAGTTAAACATCTGGTTGATAAGTTGTCAACATAGATCGGAGAAAAATAATGGTTCATATGGTTGCACAACGGGTAATCAAGAAACTTGGCGGACCCCGCCGTGTTGCTGATATGCTGGCGATGTCTACACAAGCTATTTACAAATGGACGTGGCCCACTGAGAAAGGTGGGACGGGTGGATTTATCCCTACACGCCGCCAGATTGAGTTAATGGTTGCGGCGAAGCAACGTGGGATTATATTAACGAAGGATGACTTCTTCCCCAAGGACGCTGATGATGCCCCCGAAGTTTAAAGTATCGCCCAAGGCCGACTGGACGTTTGATGGGATCACTTTTGATAGCAAGGGTGAAGCGAAGCGATATCTGGAATTAAAGTTGGCGGAAAAGGCTGGCGCGATTAAAGATTTGCAGTTGCAGTACGGTTTTGACGTTTACATTGAGGATAAGAAATATTGTACGTACACTTGCGATTTTTCGTACATAGATGCGAAAACTGGTGATTGTATTTACGAAGACGTGAAATCCACTGGGACCGCCAAAGATGCGGCATATCGTCTCAGGAAGAAGGCCGCTGAACTTTATCATGGGGTCAAAATCACGGAACACCTTATTGGGTGGAATCCGAAGTTGACGAAAAAGAAGAAGCGTACTAAGATAAAATTATAAGTGGGGCTGGTCGTTGGTAGCGACCTGTTCCTTGTCTACTAATAGGGATAAGCGACAAAGCATATACTACATATGCTAATTGCTATTCCCTTTCAATAGGGAATTAAACATGAACAATCCTGTTCTGATTTGGGCATTTGGCCGTCGCGGGTTAAGATTTTCCGCCAAAATTGTTTTGTTGTGCTTGGCTTATCATTATGATGAGTCTGAAGACGCAACAATTATATCAATTCATGAATTAAGTAAGTTTGCAGGATTGACAAAGGCTGTTTTAAAAACCGCTATTGATGAACTTGAATCTCTTAATTTAATTAAACAAATTCCCAATACGGCTTCTCCAGAATTAACCTCTTACATGTATATTTTCAACAAATCTGTTGGAGGCAAATCATGAGCGGGTTTGCAAAAATTTGGGCATGGGAACAGCGCGGACTTTCGCCGACAGAAAAGTGCGTTTTGATAGGGTTGGCTGATTTTCATACAGAAAACGGGGGTTGTTTCCCTTCACTAAAGAGGGTGGCTGAATTGGTCAATGTAAGCATTGATACGGTTCACCGGACGATTGATAAATTGATTGAGAAAGGGCTTGTAAGAAAACATGGCCGCCAGAAAGAGGATGGTGGGAAAAATAGTAACTTATACGATTTGCTATTTACTGACATCAAAGCACCCTACCCGCAAAATGCGGATACCCCTACCCGCAAAATGCGGCATGAACAACAAGACTTAGAACAAGATACAACTCCTACGGAGTTGGAAGATCCACTAATTAGCATTTTTGATATTCCTGAAGAGACGCCTATAGACAATCCCAAGGCATTCTGGGATCAGGCGGTTGGAATGCTTACATCGTTGGGCGTTGCGAAAGCCACCGTAAACTCATTTATTGGTCGATGCCTCAAGATGGCGGGGCAGGATCAAGAGAAGGTAATGGACGCAATACAGGCGGCTGTAGATCAAGAGCCGACTGATGCGATCCCGTACATCGTCGCTATTCTGGGCGGCAAAAAAGAGAGGAAAAATGTGCGGTTTGAAAAGACTGCCAAACAAAAGGAGATAGAGGATGCCTTCGCAAAATTGGAAGCAGCAAGCGAAAGACGAAAGGCGCAATGGGCCGCTGAGTTTGGAGAGGACTACACCGGAAAGGGCGGTGGGGAAGATTTACCAATCGTACAACATCAACCACCTTCCAAACCCGTCAGCGTTCTTGGAAAACGCAGCGAAAGCTTTGGAACGATATCCCGTAGAAGTCCTGCACAGGTTAGCAGACCCAGCAGAGGGCATCTTATCGAAAGCGAAGTTCCCGCCGACCATTTCTGAATTAGTGGCGGAAGCTGAAAGTTACATTAAACAAACAAGCAGAAATTTTGTGTGAAAGGAAAAGAAAATGGATACGACGAAGCAGAAGACCCACGGCAACTATCGCGACACCGCCAACATTAGCCAAACATTAAAGGGCGTCATGGCGACGGGTAAAAATTGGGATGTGCTAAATAACATGCAACGGGAATCGTTAGAAATGATTGCGGTAAAAATAGCACGTATTTTATCGGGTGATCAAAACTTCCGTGATACGTGGGACGATATCGAAGGCTATGCGGAACTGGGCGGCGACAATGGTGGCATGAGTATGCCGCAGGTTAACCTTGATATTACAAAAACCATATCCACAGCGTTTGGGGGCGGCAATGATTGATTTTTCAAAAGTTAGCGATGAAGATTTAATCAACGACACTTTGGTTAAACTTTCCGCAGAAGAACGTCAGGCTGCAATTGATGCAGGAATGATAATTGAGGAGTATGCGAAGGCGAAAGCCCTTCATATAATTCGTTTGCGGCAAATTAAATTTGAATGGCAAACTATGGATACAGCCCCAAAGGATCGTATGATTTTGCTTGGCGGCAGGGATGAGGAGGGCAATGAATGGGTGGACTCAGGATATTGGGAGACCCACGAAATATGGCCCGAAGAGTCACGCCCTTCGCCGGAGTGGGTGTGGGATGTGTGGTTTGAACCTAAATGGTGGATGGAATTGCCGGAGTTACCGAAATGACTGACACCCCACATTATGTGACGCCTGAAAAGGCAGACTACAAACTTTGTCCAATGGCAAAACAACATCAAAATGCTAATTGGGAATCTTATTGTGACGGCCCCAAGTGCATGGCTTGGCGGTGGGCAAAATTAAAAGAACCAGAATATCGCGTTGAAAATAACATCATGGGTCCACATGATTACAGCACAACACATGGTTATTGCGGAATGATTAGGAGTTAACAATGAATGTTTTGCCAACCATACAACGTCTAAATGAATTGTTTGATTACGATTCTTATACAGGCAAATTTAAATGGAAAAAAATACCAAAAGGACAAACTAATCAATTTGCCGGAAGTTTGCACCCAGATGGTTATATTTACATAAAAATCGACCAAAGACGTTATCCAGCGCATAGATTAGCATGGAAAATTTTATATGGTCATGATCCTGAAACTTATTTAGACCATATTGATGGCAATAGGGAAAATAACAGAATTGATAATTTGCGGTTGGCATCAATCCACGATAACAACGGCAATAGCGCAATACCAAAGCACAATACGTCAGGATATAAAGGCGTTACATGGCATAAAAAATGCCAAAAGTGGCAAGCACAAATTGGCGACAAATATTTGGGATTGTATGAAACGCCTGAAAAAGCGCATTCAGCATACATAGCAGCGGCAACAAATCATTTTGGGCAATTTGCATCAGATGGAGTTCGGTCATGACTAACCATAACAGAAATATGGGTGAACGGACGCATGGTCGTAAGGTCAATCAATACAACAAGGAAATCGTAAATTTTATAACCGCTTTGCCGATTGGTGAGTATAAAATTATTGTTCAAGACGACAATGCTCCTTTAATAAAATACGAAGGTTCAATGGTTTTGTATAAAAACAATAAATGGATTCACATTGTAAGGGGGCGGTCATGACTAAATGGCAACCAATAGAAACCTGCCCAAAAGATGAATGGGTATTAGTTTGTGAACCCGGTTGGCATCTTATGGTTGCCAAATGGATTTACGCAGACCAATGGCAATATGCTCAAATTGATGATCCTAAATTTTATTTAAGTTGCCGTCCTACCCATTGGATGCATCTGCCAGAATTACCGGAGCCACCGAAATGAAAACAATGCAAGAAATAAAAGATTTAATTTTACCGGGTGTAAGAGGTTTTGAATATTTTCACTTAAAGCCAGCGTTGGGGGAAAATGCAGAAACTGACATTCAATTAAAAGAAGACGGCAATTTGCATTTTGGTTTTTGGGTGTCTTATAAACCGTTAATTGGAGGATGGCGCGTTCTGTTTACATCAGAAGACATCCGCAAGGAAAAGTATAAGGGAAACTTGCAATCAAAGTTACGATTGTTATGCAACGAAATTTTAAATGAATTTAATTTACCTTCATTACCGGAGCCGCCAAAATGATCCACTTCCTTGGCGGTATGCAGTCTGTCACAGCAACCTACTTGGTGTGGTCACGTTACAAGACCGCCAGTATGCCTGATTGGGAATGGGTAAATGATTTGCCTGATGGTGTATCTCAGGTGGCGCATTGGGTTATTAAGAGGATAGCAAAATGACCGAACACAAAGCCGTTGGCTTCTCTTATAGCATAATTGGCAATGTTAACGAAAACAAATGTGTTGAGCCAGAAAAGCGTTGGGTTGGCGGCGAATATGGTTGGGCAGTTCATAGGTTTCCTATAAAGGGCGGAATAACGAAACGGGAAATGACACGGCGTATGTTGATGGATTCAATGTATGAGGCCAGAAATACAATGTTGATAGATTTGTTTAGTAAAGCGGAGCCAACAAAATGAGACAGTGGATTGTGCGCCACGAGCGAGACGGCGACGACATCCGTGCACTGTGAAAGAACGACAACGGCGACCGCTGGTACGTTCAGATTGTTATTAACGGGGAGGTGCAGTGGTGATGGAAGAATGGCTTAGAACAACAGGATATGGTGATTATTTACCAATTTTGTTTTACATTATATTTGGTATTGGCCCGCTAATCGCGTTTGCAATAGGTTTATACAAACAAACAAAAGATTTAGAAGAATATCACAAATTGAAATTAGACGTTATGAAAATGGAAGCAAACAAAAAGATATGCGCCATGTATATTAAGCAAGGACAATACTATCAGAAAAAACTTGCCGCACTGAAGGAGGGTAAGTGATGGATATTGTAGAACGCTTAGGATCATTGCGCTTAAGCAATGAAGATTATGAAGTTGTTGTTGATGCAATAGATGAGATTGAGCGGTTGCGTGGCAATATGTATCAAGCAATGCATCATGCTGCTAAAATTTGGAAAGAGAATGGGCAAGAATTAGACGACCAACTTGGCGTTGTTGCTTTGATATTAGCCAATGGATTAGGAATTATCTCTGACGCCGCACTGAAGGAGGGTGAGTGATGGATAAAGAAACAGAAACGACGATCAACAGATTTGGGGGCGACTTATTGGCTGATAAAAAAATGGCAGTAGATTTGGCTGATTATTTGATAAAAGAAAATGTTAAACTGCGGCAAGCGTTGGAGAAGATTGCGTTGTCTGTATGCGAAATTAAAACAGATTCTGCGGGGGCTTGGTCATATTGTATAACTATCGCAAAAACTGCACTGAAGGAGGGTGAGTGATGAACCCGTTAACGCACGATCCTTCATACGTGAAAATATTAGCCAATAAAATCAACAATGATCCTGTTGTTGACTTGAAACCTGTCACTGGGGGCAAGCAATTTAGTATTAGAATTGATTATCTGACCGTTCAATACATAGATGCGATATGTATCGCTTCTGATTGGAGTAAATCTGATGTTATAGCTGCTTTAATTCAGCGTGGTTTATTTGACCTTTTTAATCGGTTAGATACTTCAAGAATAATTGAAATAAAAGAAAATTGCAGATTTGAAGAGAACGCAAATGACAAATGAAGAAAAATATAAAGAAGCATTAAAACGTATCGCATTCATGGCTTTAAAAAGAAAAATGCT